GCCACTAATAACTTAGTATGTTCTCTGTGACTAGCCCAGTCATTCAAATAATCAAGATCTATAAATCCATTATTATCTACTTTTAATTTTTCACACTGATGGGGATGTAAAGATTCTACGCATTTAAGCATAGATTTGTGAGCAATAGGAGAGTATAAAACGCTATAATTAATAGTATCTCCTATAAATCCTTTAATTGCTAGGGTGTTACTGGCTGAACCGCCTGATGTAAAAATAATATTCTCAGGATTAGCATTGATAAATTTTGCCACATTATTTCTTGCAGTGGATATAATTTGTTTTACATTTACCCCTGATTGATACATAGAAGATGGATTCTGATATGTATCTAAAAGAGATATAATATAATCCTTAACTTCCGATTTTAATGGAGTGGTCGAAGCATTGTCTAAGTACATTCAATCACCACCTAGTCCAATTCATAATTACACCACTTTTTATATACATCAGTAGTGTCTTCTTTTAAAAATACCATTGCAAGAATTGAATTATTTGTTTTATCATCAATACTTGCATACATATCTATAGGATACACACCATTTTTTATATAAAGAAGAGACTGTTTGGGATTAACAATTCTAACCGCTTCATGTGGTAAATAATCCCTTGGTTTTAAATTTGTTTTAACCATATTATCCTTTCATTCCATACAATATTCGTAAAAAATAGGGGAATATAGCATTAAACAGTAATGTTACATTCCCCTATTAGAGTTTTTCAAAATCACTGTTCAACATTATCTAATCCCTTCTTTTTCTTAGGATTTCTTAAATACTTATTTGAATCGTTATTTTTAGATTCGTTATTTTCCACAACAGGGCTTTCCTGTTCTTTTTTAGATATCTCATTATTGATTTTAGATAAAGTATTTTTATAACTTCCAATCAAATCATATTTAGATATATTAAGTTTATTTAATTTCTTAGTTGCTGTTTCTGCGTCAGTGTAGCCATTTTCATACGAAGACATTACCTCGTATATGTTTTTGCATTCTTCCGAACAAAACGAAAACATCCATGTAGGTAATTCTTTATGACATTTTGGACAGTATTCGTACTGTTTTTTGCAGACACAACATATTTTTAAATCTTTCATTAATTCCTCCTACATGTTAAGGGAATGGATTTTAACCATTCCCTTGATAGTTGTATGAAGATAAATTATACGTCTTCCTCTTCTTCATCAATGAAGTAGATTTCAACCATATCCTGATCTCCACCACATGTATTTGTAAGAATTGCACCCTTATAATCCATATTCTGAGAATCGCCACCCTGAAGTGCAATTGTTACTTCTGGTGAAGGCATAAATGATGGAATATGTATAATAGCTGCTTTAAGTACATCTGTTTCACACTTATCAACAACTAATGCTTTGAAGAATAATTCATGTGACTTAGGGAACTTATTAGCAGAAATACCAACTCTTGCACCACTTTTAACTGTCTTCTTATACTTTACGAGATACTGCGTCTCATTTGCGTCAGTTGGTGGAGTAAGAGTATGACCTTCTTTATCTACCTTAAACTCTGATTCAGAAGCACTTGTACCAGCAGTATACTGCTTACCCATAGAACCTTGAGCAGAAAGGGCATTTACAATAATTGAATCTTCTACATAATCTGTAATATCAAGAGTAGCACCAGCAGCAACAGTTGTAATTATAGGCATAACAATTCCCTTACCTGCCTCTGCAATTTCTGCTGAAGTGCCTGAAATAGCTTCAATAACAGCAAGGTTCATAAATGCATTAGTTGCAGTTACTTCACCTTTCTTACCTGAATACTTTCTGTATACAAGATTTCCATCTTTATCTGTAATATCTGTAGAATCAGCAGTAATATCAATATTAGCGTTAGTAAGCTGTGTAAGTGCATAAAGCGGATTACCCTTAGATGTAGCACCATAACCAAACTGAAGTCTATCAACGATTACATCACCTAATTTAAATGCCATAGTTTGTTTTCCTCCTTAAATTTGTAATAAAAAAGAACGACTGTTTAAGTCGTTCATAATTTCTCGATTTTTATGTTTCTCGCATAAAATTAAATTGTTCCTTATCAATCTTACTTACATCACAAAATCCTGAATATGCACCATTCATTAAAGCGTGAGACTGTTCGTATATTTGGAGTCTTTGAACAGCATCGTAAAATTGATATATTTTAACTTGTTTTAATTCTTCAAGTTTATATTTGAATCCAGGATGGTTGATAAGAGCTGATATGATTGGTAATAGTCTTGAATCATCATCTGAATTCTGTTTTCTATTTGCAAGATTCATTTTATCTTCTTGTATCATCCATTCTCTTGCAGTTTTACCTTTTGCTTTTTCAACTTTTGGATGAATATTAACAATTGTTCTTATATATTCAGCAATTTCCATATATTCATTTTCACTCAACAAATCATCTGTAAATTTATTATAAAGTACAAATCTTCCATCTGATGATTGCATTAATTTATAATCCATAATATTTACATTACGAAATATGATTTTTAATGGAGAAAAATCCTGATTTGGAATTTGAGATAATAAAGAGAATACTTCTATGTCAGAAACCTTACACCAATTTGTTTGTCCTATATTCCATAGCATAAGACGGATAGAAGTTGAATTATTAATAAAAGGCGAGATAGAAGCATAGAATTTATCTTCGCCAATTTCAAGAATATCACCTATACTTGGTTGAGAAATTAAAATACCATGTATCTCGTAGTCCATACCAAAAAACAATTTTAATTTATCAAAATATATTTTATCTTTATCTTTAATAAGTTGTTCTTGTTGGGTTTCCTGAATGGTAGCGGTTTGTAATTCATTTAATATATTGGATTTTATAATATCACCGCCTTACACCGTAATTCATAATAGATGGTTTTCCACCATAAGGTGTCTGAACTTTACTGTTTAAATCTGTGAGTTGGAATACAAGAGTACGAGTTATATAATTAGTATCTGTTGTGGATTCATAATTTTGTACAAGATATGTCTGCATACCAAATATATTAGACCATGCAAATCGTTCTCTTATAATAGAAGCAATAAGATCGTGTCTTGGGATACCAGTCCATTTATCCATTCTGTCACCACCATGAACAAAAACAGTAAATGTTACTTGTGTTTCTTTTAATCCTGGTTGATATCTAACAGTATCTCTAAAACCTACTTGATAACATAAATAGTGTTTTACCTCTGTCTGTGTCTCAGGAATAAATATGTAAGGTCTAATATTTGCATCACTAGAAGTATCAGAAAAATATCTATCCCATTCACCTAGCGGCTCATATTTTTGTTTTTCTTCGTCCCATTCCCAATTTATTCTGCAATCTTCAGTAGGAATATATATTTTCCTATCTTCGTCATATTTCCAATGAACCTTATCAGATGGATCAAACAGTTCTTTGTATAAGCTTGATTCATTTAATGCATATAACAAACATGGATTTGACATGAGCGCATCTTCAATTTTCTTTTTATATAGAATCGTCTCATCGTCAGGTGTGTCGCTATACGCACGAAGTTTTGTGAGTAAATCTTTTTTTGTCTCTAACCTTTCCATACGCAACACCTCCTTACTCAGTTAATTCTAACGACAAAATTTCAGATTCAATCGGCAAGTTATCCTTAATAATTTTACACTTAACAGACAATATTTTGCCGATAGCAGAAGTGTCACTAGGAAACTTTACTTTTTTTTGGTTGTACTCTGTGCCAGCTCGCCATGTAACTTTATCAGTCCAATTTTTATTATCAATAGAACAAGTCCATGTAAAAGTTGCATCAGCATATTCAGTTGTAATATCTTCATTAGAATCGTTGAATAGATTTACTGTGAGATTTTTATAAGAGCCACCAACTTTGATTGTTGAAGTGGATGCTGAAATTCTTGCTGTAATGGAAGACGGGGGAGTAGTTGGAGTAGATGGATCTGTTGGGGCGATTTCTGAATCGAAATAGTTCGCATACATTTCACCTGTTTCAAGATTGACATAATCAGTATGCTCGTTCCAAAATGCTGTATATATAGTAAGCTTTTGAATACCAAATGGCATTGAATTTTCAACCTTGGTCACTGTCCATACTGTAGGATGTTCTGTTAAAGCACTTACTACAAGACGCATATTTTTAAAATCTTCAAATGTATACCAGAATTTCTCTGTGATAGAGTTCATTGGTAACCATATCTTATCCTGATTATCTGTATGCGTAAAATATCGGTCTGTATAAGTTCCAATCGTGTAGGAATTCTGTTGTCTTAAACAACACCACATACGTCTCTTAATACGTTTATCATTATTCTTTTCAATCCATGTAAGTTCATAATTTACTGGTAAAATGAGATACTTTGGAAACTGATTTGCAGGTTCATCACGACAGATAATCCACTTATGATAAATTCCTCTATCATCTGGAACGTCCACGAAAAGTCCTATCGGAAATGTCGCTCCATAGCGTTTCCTAAAATCAGTCTCATAATAATAAAGGTCATCACCTTCATTGAATCTTACAGGCTGACTTGGACGAAACATAAGATAGTATTCTACTTGATCTTTGTCCATTGACTGATAAGATTTGACAATAAACTTTGCATCTATCTTTGTCTTATTGGTATTTTCATAAGTCATACCTTCAGCAAGAGAACGTGTAATTCCATGTTCGTCTGTAAAGAAATCATCATGAAAATGGTCATAAATGTAACAAGTCCTTGTAGCTATGTCGTTTTCAAATGTCTGTTCCATCGCCCAATCAGACTGTTCCTTATATATCTGACCAATCGTTTTAGCTCCATTGTTCTTGGCGTTTGCGACACGCCTAGCTGTTGATAGACTCGGCATACGCATCACCCTCCTCAAACATCTGCTTAATATAATTGTGAGAATCTAATATTTCTCTACGAAAAGTACCATAATGAAAATTATCACTTGCAACTTCGTTTCTTGCGGCTTGCAATGTTGACATTAGCTTTACCATAATCCCATTGTTATTAAAGAGAGTATGGACACCGCCAAAGTTTTCAAGCAAGTGATCAAAATATACGAGGAAAGCTTCATCATTCTCGAAGATAGTTTCCTCTATTGTGTTATCTTTATAGAGTAGGAGCTTATGTATGTCATTGTGCATGGCACTGGCAGCTTCTTTGATTTGCTTGTTTGTAAAATAACCGTAGATATATTTCATAGGTTAGGACTCCGAGTTGATATAAGAGTTATACATATAACCGTAGTCACGTATCATCTTATTGAGTTCTGTCTTCATACTGTCAAGACGATCTATCATATTTTTATGATTGTCTAACAGTTTCTTTTCTTCCTTACCGCCTATCATTACAGATGTATGCAAAATAGAATCCACCTGTGGTTGTAACCATTCAATAGTCATACCAAGGATAAGTAAGTCTGTAACAAAATCAATATCAGATGCTTCATCAACCGAATTATTCAGAGTAAAGTCAATCTGTTGGATTTCATCATCAAGTGCGATAGAAGAGAAGAGTCTACGAACTCTCGGTTTTCCAATTACGTTATGTAATCTTTCTGTATATATCTCAAGCAAATCATTTTCATTTAAAGATAACTCTTTAGGATCGTTTACACGACCTCGTGTTCTTGAAAACACGGTTTCATATGGAAGTAACATTGTGTACCTCCTTTTACTTTACGAACAACTTACTAATCAGATCAAAATCAGAATCAAAAATCTCACTTAATGTTCTTACCTTTGAAATACTATCAAGATGTCCATTTGCGATTTCACCTGCAACCATCTGACAAAGTACATCCTTTGCACCGATAGGAAGTTTTTCAATTTCCGTTCTCATTCTGCTGTTAGGTAAATCTAAAATTTCTAATAAATCCTCTGCCGTATACATATTGTCATATACTTTTGTAACCGAAGGAAAATCAGCCAACAAATCCTTATCTTCGATAATGAATCTTGGCAAGAAAATATGATCAGAACCCTTACGAATCAGAGTAACTAAATCTCTGTAGTTAATTTCGCAAGTCTTTCCATAATCCTTAAACTCATATGTATTACCAGATGGACATGTAACATTTAAGCCACCAAAACATACTGAACGACATAAAATAAAGTTAGAATCAGTAAAAGTTTTCTTTGGCTTTTCTGTTACTTTTGCTTCAACGGATTCTTCTGTTTTGGTGACAGTTTTCTTTGTATAAGCCATTTTTATTTCCTTTCTTTCCATATAAAATAGGAGAGTATTTTCATACCCTCCTACATAAGTATTGTATTAAATTAGTCCTGAGTAATCTTCCACTGACCAAAGTAACGACCAAGACGAGTAGCAACACCAAGTTCTCTCTGTACTTCGTACTTCATAAGATCTGCAATATTACTATTAGCCTCACCTCTGTCAGTAATCTCATCAATGATTGTTTCACCAACATCAACCATATCAACCATCTTATTATCACCAGAAGCGAAGATCCAAAGTGTATCATCATCGTACATAGTCTTTGTTACATCATTTCTTGCGAATCTCTGTGGAATCTCAACAAGACGATAACGACCATAATTACCAAGTCTACCCATAGAAGCAACGGCTTCCTTCTGAGAAGCAGCAATCCAGTTTACATTTACAAGGTTTTCAAGTTCCTGAAGACCTACCATAGTACCCATAATTACAACTTCCGCATTGTCATTTGCAACAGATACATTCTGAAGTACCTTGTTGAACTTGCCTCTGTTCTGTGTATTTAAAGCACCAGTCTCAACGAAACCTGTCTGTACAGGAAGCTTCTTTGGAGCATTAAGAACTTCTGCGAAGATAAGATCCTGAACCATAACAACGAATGCCTTTGTGATAGCATCAATAAGTTTTGTCCAATCTTCCTGTCCAATTAAATACTTATCAATATCAGCACCAACAGCAGCACCATAAAGATCAGTCTCAACAGAGTATGTCTCACCTTCTGGTAATCTCTGGAGCATTGTATCATGGTGTCTCTTACCCATTCTTGCAACAGAAAGAATTACTTCCTCATGTTCGTTCTTAAATAAGTTCTCATCACCATCATTAAGATTTCTATAGTTTACAAGCTCATTAAACCATTCGTTCTCTTTAAGACCTGTAGATACTGTCCAGTCTGTTACCTCCTCGATAACATTGAAGAACTGTCTACCAAACTCTTCGTAAGCACGAATACGCTCTCTCTTCTTAGCGTCCTTTGTTAAACCAAAGATTTTAAGAGACATTTCACGAAGCTTATCCTCAGCATCCTTCTTAGAAATACCCTCATCGAGTTCTCCCTTATATAAATCAAACATAAGGTTCTTAATTTCATCATAAGATGTATTCATGTCGTTAAACACATTCATTACATGTGTGCTAAAATTCATTCTACTCATTATATTTTATCCTCCCTTCTTACGCAGTAGCTACCTTGTGTTTCTGACTACCAGCTTCGATTGTTATTTTTTTACCTGCTACTGGTGTACCGTCAAATGCATCTGCACTAAGCTCATATACATCTGTTACACCGAGAACAAAACCTCTAACAGTCTTTGTTCTACTTGCACTTGCTTCGTTGAAGAAGTTAGAAGTAGCTGTAAACTTAGAGTTATAGTTTTCTGCAATAGTAGGAACTTCATAAATTAAAATCGCTGGTGCATTAGGATCAATCTTCTTAACCTCCACATACCAGTTTCCATCAGCAGCCTGCTCAAGAATTTCCCCTTCAAAAGTAGTAGGTGCGTCAGCGACCTCATACTGATCAAAAGATACATATTTACCTTTTCCGCATACAGTACCATTGTCTGTATCTGTCTTAATTACCATGTTTAATGTTCTACCTACACGCTCAGAGAGGACTTTAGTAGGGAAGCAAACATGATGCTGTTCAATTGAATAACGTAAAGCCATTATTTTTTCCTCCTTAAATTTGATAAAATAAAAAAGACCGCTTTATAAAAGCGACCTAACAAAAAGTGATTATTTAATTTTCTATTTATTTGTTCTGAAACAATTTTCCATATCTACTTGATTTAACAACTTTAGATGGGTTAGCAAACTGTTTCTTAGAAGTTGATTCCTTCTCTTCTGTCGATGCAGAAAAAGTTGAATGTTCTGCAATAAAATCAGAATGAATCACTTTAACCTGTGTTTTCAGTTCAGCAAGAGAGTAGTTATCCATATTCTTATAAAGTTCGGCAAAATCTTTGTTTACAAAATTTCCTTCTTTATCTTTTGTAGAAATGGATTCGTATCTCTTATCTGCAAGAATTTCTTCACGCTTTTCATGAAGTTCATTCTTTTCTACAGTTTCCTTAAATGCTTTTAATTCAGCATAATTTGAACGCATATCATCAAGTTCTTTCTGCTCATCAGCAGTAACAAACTCAACATATACTTCAACTCTGTCACCAGTAAGAGAATAGTTATCATCCTTAGAATCATAAGTCTGCTTATAATATCTTCCAGACCACCAATCACACATGATTACATAATCATCATAAACAGTGACACCATAATATGTATTATCTGCCTCTGCATATGTAGCGTTTACTAAATCCTGAATAGCATAGATTTTATCCTGTAAAGATACAGCAAACTTTTTAATTTCTCCATCTTTCACAAATGAATACTCGACAGTATTATTAGATACAGAATTATCTACTTTCTTCTTGACTTCATCATCATCTGATGGAGTAGTAGTTGATTCATCTGTAGTTGAATCCTCCTTGCTATCATCTTTAGTAGATTCAGTTGGTTCATCATTAGTAGGTTCTACATCCTCGTCTGTAGAAGGAGTATCTTCCGTTGAAGTATTATCTGTAGTGCCATCAGTAGTATCAGTATCATCAAATGCTTTTGCAAATGCTTCAACTAATTCTTCGTCTGACATATTTTCATAATCGAATGTAATATCATCAACTGTCTTTCCATACTTCTGACATAACTCTTCAAATTTATTCATATTGACGTTGTTTCCTCCTTCCTTAGAATTATTTTTATTGTCAAAACAAGCAGTCTCTAATTTTTCAAGTCGTGCTTGTAATTCAACCATTTTTTCATTAAATTTAATTAGACTGTTATTTTCTTCACTGAAATCTTCGAGCGTAATTTTGCTTCCAAGCATTCCCTCACCAATAGGTGTTCCATCTTTCTCAGCTCCCAAGCAAGTGCATCCTGCAAATTCAAAATCATCTAATTGTAGATACTTTTCTTTTGCATTGTATGAACACTCGTATACAATCAGCTCACAGCTCACCTTTGTTCCATTTTTTTCACGAATGATGTCTGCACAACGAGTATATGATTCAGGAATTGCCACACGAGCAACGACATATGTTTTATCCATATCTTTGTCATATTCGAGATAAGGTTCATCTGCTGTAAAAGTACCAACCTGTTTTTCATCATATACGGTTATTTCATTACCATCTTCATCTGTTTCTATATGATAATCGTGAGAGTGGAAATCCCAAGAGCCATCATCCAATTGATGAATGTTCGCAAGTAGCGGAGAATATTTTAGACTTGGCATTGCAGCCTTCATAGAATCTTCAGATATGTAACTACCATTACGATTAAGTAATGTGTGACAAACACGCACTTTAGCATATAATTTATTATCTTCGGCTTTTTCTATGTCAGCAGAAGAAAAATCTTGAACTGCCTGTACATAAAGTGGTTTGCCAGATTCTTTTGAAGAAAAATTATACATTTTCTTATGCTTACAGAAACTAATTAAATCTTCAATTGTAAAATATTTCTTTTGCATTATTTCCTCCTTTCTGAATTATTCATGAGCACTCAGATAGGAGAGTGCTAAATACTCAGCATATTGCTATACTGAATTTTTCTTTTATCTATATCATCATTTGAAAACTGAATTTTTCCAGAATTCAAAAAGGTATAAATACCATTCGTAATATCTATCCTCTGAAAACCAAGAGAGGATAATTTCTCGGCAGTAGAGACATCTGTAGTTTTTATAAAATTCTGTTTCATCCTTTTATCTCCTAATTATCGTTCTTATTCTGGTCACGAGTTTCACTTCCTTCATCTGAAATCTGTGTATTAGAAATCTCTGGTTTTGTTCCATCAGAGCTATTTGAAACTGTATTAGCAGAAGTAAGAACCTTAAATCTATTTGGTAAATCAAGAATGTCATTACCTAAGAATGCGAGTGATAATGTATCTAATTCACTAATACCATTAAGTGCATTGATTGCAAGAATTTTTGTTGCATCATACTGTAAGTCTTTTTGCAATGATTCCTTAAAAGCATCTTTTGTATATGCTGATACTTCAAAGAATTTTACTTTAGCAGGATTAGAAACTTGATAACCAAGCATACGATTTGTCCAACCTTGAATCTGACCAAGTAACGCTGAAATTGCAAATTCTGTATCAGCACGAGTTGCTGAACGGAATGCCTCAGCTCCACTAATAGTAGAAGAGTTCAAAATCTGTGCTCCACCAGAAGTATTTAAAACTTCCTTTGTAGCTTTTTGAACTTTTGTTGTATCAGTAGATTGATCGTCAGAGAATGAAATAGTGTCAAGTGGGATAGGGGTAATTGCAGCACCTACATAATCAGGTAAACTTGCAACCATCTTGTTATAATAATCTACAGCCAAGTCAATATTAACCGACCATGCATCGGGATCTGTTGCACCTGATAATGTTGGAATAGTAGCAGTAATCAATTTATAAATCTGTTGTTCGTCAGCCACAGCTTGTACATCAGCCAAATTGAGCAACCCAATTAAATCAATGAATAGTCCACTGTAAATTGGTACAATTGTTTCCCAAGACTCCATTCTTGACTTTGTACACAAAGCATATTCATCTGGCATAGGTTGCCATTTATTTTTACTATCTCCACCATAAGCCTTATACATAGAACTTAATGGTTCTCCAAGGAATTCAAGGACATCTTCAAACTTTTTATAATTACTCATATCCACACTGAATGAAAAATCACCTGTGAAATATTTTCCTGAAATCCTACAATATTCAGGTGGTATTTTTAATATGAAAATACCTGTCTCGTCTATCCAGCAACAGCCATAATAAACATCTTCGATGAAGTTGTTAATTAACATAGGAAGTAAACTGTTTTGTAAATCCATCCTGTCTAAGACCTGTAATGTTTCATAATAATCTTTTAGGATTGCTTCTTTATCATTATCTTCAATGGGATTATATGTAGGAACAACATATCTTGAATTCAAATCAAACATTGTAGCGTTATACATAATCAATCTGAAATAAACCTGAGAACGATAGAAGAGATAACGTGATAATCCACGTAATTCAGATTCATAGCTGTCTATGTTCTGTAAATATCTGATGACATCATCTTTACTATAAGAACTAATAGTTGTCTGTCGAACTGTTTTGGTTACATCACGAACTTGCTTAAATGCCTGTTTGCTTTCGGCAAATTTCTGTTTTTGTGCTTCAAGCTTTTCCATATACTGCTTTCGTTCAGTAGCCGTAGGTTGTCGCTTGGTAGTAGTTGTTTTAGGAGATGTTTCTGACATCTCTTTTTTTGGTCGTGCCATTTATGTAGTAAACACCTCCTTTTCTTTGAGATTTTTTATTTTCATGTGAGTTTATTTGATTTATTAGAATCGCTTTGAGAACGATGATGAATGTGATGGTTGACGGATTGGGAGTTTAGATAAAAGAGTTTTTGAATCTGTTTCAGGACGTTTCTTTTGAGTGATAGCTTTTCTACGCTCACACATAAGTGCATAAGAAGCCATACAAGCCGTATACGCACGGTCATCGTGAAGCTTATTAGCTTTTTCTGGAGTCAATTCAAATGAATCTTTTCCAGAATCTCTTTTCTTACGAACCATATTCACAAGTTCTTCTTTAAGAGCATCAATATTAGCAAGAGCTATTTCGTCTTGCCAATCAAGTTTAATAGTTTTGGTATTAACTGATTCTATTTTTTCTAATTCTTCATTAAGTTTTGTTTCAAATTCTTTTTCGTTTACTTTTTGTTTTCTAAGTTCATTAGAAATTCGTTCTTTTTCTTTTGCCAATTTCTTCTCATCGACATCAAATACTGTAAGATAACCCTTATGATCATATTGGGCTGTGAAACTAATCTTGTCTTGATTCATCAACTCAATCATTGCTTCATACATTTCGGATTTATAACCAGTAGGTGACATTAAATGAACTTTGTCTACTGCATTTGGAAATTTCTTTACGTAATCAACAGAATATTCTTTATCAATTAAGCCCCTATGAACAATACCTGCTGCATCAGTCCAATCTGGCATAAGATAATCAGCTATGTTTACGCCAGAACCCCCAGAACCTGCATCAATGTATATACCAACAATATTTCCGTAAGCATCAGCCCCACCATTATAATCGAGAATAACTTTCTTCAAATATTCAATCTGATCTGGTGTCTGCATCGGAGATTTTATTTTTTTTCCGACATCAATAAGATTGATACAATTAACTAAGCGCATCCTAGTATCAATGCTTCCATCGACTTGCTCATATTCATATATTTCTCCAACAAGAATAACTGAATTATCACGACTTCTAGCAGGATCATATGTAATAACAAATTTTTTATCACCTGTATCGTTATATAGAAGTGGTTTTCTAGTTTCTTCGTTACGTGTAATAACACCTCTACGAATAATTGCGTCAGTACCAGCATCTGTAGTAAAAATACAATAATACTCACGCCTAGCTTTTTCTGGATTTGTTCTCATTTCGGATTCAACCGTATTACGAGATAGAAGAGGAGTGACTAATTCTCCTCTAAGAGTTGGTTTAAATGCTTGTTCACAATCTATATGCAATACACAATAGTCAGGATTTCCCATGATCTGCTGTTTTGAAAAATCTCTATATAATCTCCAAAATTGTGTATCTGTTGACGAAGCAGAACTTATATAATATTTCTGATATGACAAATCTCGTGGTAAGCACCTTTGACGAATAGGATCAATTGAATTACCATCTACATCTTTACCTGTTTTTAAACTTTTATTTACAACAGCGAATGCACCATATACATTCATCATTTCATCAGACAAGAAACCACTTTCGTCAAAAATTACTGTTCCTCGCATACCTCTTTTTGCATCTATATTTCCGTTCAATGTCCTAGTCATAGATCCGTTATAACATGAATAGGAAAAACCATTGGACGAGTGTGAAAATCCATCACCTGCTGCATTTTTAATTTCAATCTCGTTCTTAAATAAAGAACCAGTTGAACCGTAAAATGTATCAATGTTATCATTGGCAAGTCGTTCCAAAGTAGTAAAAGTTTGCTCAGCCTGACCACCTGTACCACTTGCAATATATGTCCATACATTACAAAAACACATATCTTTTGACATTATCTCAAGGTCAATAACTGTACTTTTACCATATCCACGAGTACATACAGCAAGTACATTTGGACAAACCCAACTTCTTTGTACAAGAAGTGCCTGCCCATCTAAAAGCTCTATGTTGAAAAAAAGATCTATAGCTTTTACTGGGTTGCATTGCAGATATTTTTGAATTTCAGCAATTTGAATATAAGACTCAATTTTACGAGATGAGATAGAATAACCATGTGGTTTTACATATATTCCATATTGATTATAAAAATCTTTATCATAATCAAGAATTTCATTCTGATAGTAATTCATAATCATTTGTTTATTCTGATTCATTTTCGACAACCTCCTTTACCTCTTCATTAGGAGATTCTTTTTCTTCGTCAAATTCCGCAAAAACAGAATAAACATCTTTTAAGTCTTTCAACTGTTCTTCATTTAGTAAGTTATTTTCTTTTAATGTATCTCTTAAATCAAGATTTTCTCTCAATAAAATTCTGTTAATTTCTTGGTAAGCATCTTTTTCTTTACGAAGATCAGTATTCACAACACGCATTTCAGAAACCATATCTGACCATTCAGATTCATCAAGAGCTAATTGTTTCATAATAGAAGCATCACTAATTTCCTGAACCTGTTGCATACCTCTACATGTGTCAATGTCGAAACCATTGACTTCACCACTTCGCAAATTAAGACTTTTAATTTTTTTGATTTTACCCGTCCATGTATTTTCACCTTTTTTAGCATTTTTGTTGTGTTTTAATGAAATACAACTGTCTTGTGCAAGACTTGTAATAACAGAAGTAATCTTACCTTTGCTCTCCTGTAGAGATTTAATTGTTGCAGAATTGCGTTCAATATTAGAAATGTCGCACATCAACTTCGATATGGTGTCATCAATCTTAGATTGCTGTAAAAATCCACGAACAATAGAGATAGCAGAAGAAGTACGCATCATATCTTCATTTGCGTCTTCACTAGAATCTAACAATCCTAATAGCTGTGAATATAAGAATGGTTGGTCGGCTATATCTTCTTTTTCAAAAGGATCATAACTGAGTAATCGAATTACATCATTTTTGTTTTTTAAAAAACTATCATATGTATCCAACCCTGCATGTGATTCAATAAGTTCTTCCTCAGTCGTAAGTTCTTTTACTGATTCATTTTCAGTTTTATCTTTAACAAAATGGTCTGAATCAAAGTATGTTAGTCCTATATAATTTGGCATAGCAATTTGACGTGCATACGCTGTCCATACATTAGATTTAACTTTTCCAGAAGCAAGATTCTCAACTTCCTGAATGCTTGAGTCCCATACCTTTTCGAGGAAAGGTTTCCCCAAATATCTAAGGGCAAGTTGCACTGATTCCCTCGTAGGCTCTTGATCAACACCATTTGTAGTTCTTAACGCTATTTTTTTTGCACAGTCTTTACAAATTGGAGTAAGACCACTTTTACTCATAGGATCTGTACTTACATAAAATTTATCTTTAGCTTTATGTGTATCACACATGTAACACCAAGCACCTTCTTTAAGTGACTTGATTTTCTCTTCCTGTGTTTCAACTTTTTTCTTTAATTGTGCAGCCGTTAATTTTGTGGGCTGTGTCTCTTTTGTCGTAGCCAAACTAACGACCACCTCCTTTTATTCCAATATAAAAAAAGAAGCCACTTCATACGAAATGACTT